AAATGCTAAATTATGTGATACAGTTGTAAACTCATAACAATCATTTTTAGTAATACAACCATCGGCTGTTCTATAACCATTCACAAACTCCTGAATATACTCTGTAGGTGCGTCGTGAACCCACTCGGGGATTAATTTTCCATGAGCATATTTACCAAATTTTTTAAATATGTTAAACCAAACCTTATCGTATGTAATATAAACAGATGCTTTACCAGATTTGCAAGAATAATGGCTAAATTTTAATGGTAAACAATTTTCAGAAATATTTAAAATTTCTTCTACATGTTTTTCATTTATACAGAAACATATTCTTTTCATTACAGAATGTTCGCGTTCAGTCTCAACACAACAACCATTGCCTATAAAATAACCCATCATAAACCACATATCAGGATTATCTAATTTAATTTTAACTATATCCGTTTTATGTTGATTTATAATTTTATCAAAACTAAAATCAGGTATTATACTATTTTCATTAATTTTCATACCAAAATAATGGTTCTTATCTAATTCGTGTGCTTTTTTCCATTCAGGATTTTTAAATATATATTCATATTTTCGTAATCCATTATTCCATTTTCGTGTTTTTTCACGAATATAAAATGGATGTTCGTCTGTACATTTAAAAGATTGATGATATTTAGCTGTAATGTTATATAAGCTACCATTATAATTTTTGTGTTGTAAATTTAGAATTTTTTGAAATTGTCCAGTATGTGTCATTAATGTATCAGTTAAAAGAACATCTTCAATATTTTTATATCCAGTATAAGTTAATACTTTAGTGCCTTGCACAAAACAGGGAAATCCTGCGCATAATATATCATAATTTTCAATAGTTGATGGGTCTATTTCACATATATCATCCAAAACATCTATGCCATAATTTTCTTTATAATTCTCTTTTGCTGGTTTATAAATATCAGATGCCATAACACATTTAAATCCCAGTTTTTCAAATGAATAATGGAATGCACCAATTCCACAGAACAAATCAACAAATGTTACTTCATCGTGTTGTTCAATCGTTTCGTTATTATCTAACTCTTTTAATTTATCCTCAACAGCTTTATTTACCATTAGTTTTATCTTATCGACATTATTTTCGCAAGGTATTTTTCGTTTTTTATGAGAGTCATGGTGTGATTTTTGGGAAAATTCTTTCCCGCATCGTTCGCAACAATATTTAACCATTTTCGTTATATATTGTTAAAAATATTTAGTTTTAAATCAATTTTAAGATTTTAACCAATCCTGTTAAAAACCCGGAACTTTCAACGAAATATTAAAAAATCTTATAAATAAGTTTTTTTATAAATTAAATATATATGAAAAATTGTTATACTAAAATATTAATATCCGTAATATTTTTAATCTGTGTAGTAATGTCCTTAAAATATCTTAATAACCCGAACACAAATGAAGGGTTTAATAATCAGAAACCTGGAGTTTATCCTAGAGCTGTAACTATGCCCCTATTGGAACAGCCCTTATTAACTGATCCAGGTGTTTCAGCATTAGGTTCCTCAGAGCTCTGGAAATCCTATCCTGTGTATCCCGCCAGTTCAACAAAAAATAATAATATTAGGTATTGGAAAACACCTAATAATGGCAAATGTTCGCGTGGAGAAATGTGTGGCGGTCTTTATTCCACAAAGTATACACCAACTGTATCACCGCCACCTAAGCCCTTGGCTTTTTCATCAGAAAGACGTGTTAATTTTTATAATTCTCATGAACCATGTTAACATTTATGTGTTAACATTTATGTTTGTGACTTGCTTTTTAATTGATGATTTAGGGATTGCATTTGTTGTTGGTAAACTTATATAACATTTAGAAGATTTGAAACCAGAGAATGGACCCGACTTTGTTTTTGGTGTTAACAAATTAATGTAACATTTAGAAGATTTGAATTCTGCGAATGGACCAGATTTTGCCTTTTTTTTTGGAGCTCTATGCGAATAGTCGCCATCTTTTTCTGATAATATGGTGTTCCATAAAGATTCCAGAATTGGCAAACCGTGTTTAAACCATAGCTTATTCCTCAATACCAATACACAACTTATTATATCCAATCGCCAATATAAATTTTTCATCCATAATTTATCTTCGTGTTTTTTATGCATTTCCTTTTCCCATATTTCAAACTCGTCACTGTTTACAGATAATGGACAATATTCGTATAATGGATTATCATTTTCTGAAAAATACATTATAATGCCCTTCAGCTTATTATCCTCTGTGTGTGTAAAGGTTCCATCACCATCAAATTCTTCCTTTGATTTATATTCAACAAATTGAGTTTCTAAAAAGTCACACTCATTTAAATCACATGCCTCCATCTGCAACTGCATTTGTATCCAATACTCAATCTTGGGTATGCCATTTATTTCCCTATTAACAATGTTTTTTACTTCTAACATTCTACCATATAAGCCCGATGTGATGTCGGTATTAATCCCATCTGGAGATGCTGCTAAGAATTTATGCGTAAAATGTGGAATGCAACCAAAATCTGACACGTGGGTATTATAGGTTTGTTCGTAATACATTAATGACAATGGTTCATATTTATTTCCGTGATGCATTGGTGTATTTATATTACATGTTGTATATTTGGCTGTGTCTAATGGACAACATTTTCCATATATTAATTGGTTTTGTGCCGATTGCGTGGAAAATGCCTTCCATGCACTACTGGCAGTTAAATGTTCATATCTGAATTCATACCATTCTGTTGTACGTTGAGCGGGTTGTGGTATATTTTTAATATATTCTAACTTTACTCTCATCTTTTCCTTATCGTAATGGTTTCTTATAAATGTATCTTTGTAAGACCTTGGTGGCATAACGAGTTTATAATATTTACTTTTTGCCTTGGCAATAATATTACATAAATTTTTATCAATCACAAGGTCGTTAAGCTGTTCATTTAATACATTTAATATATAATCATTGCTAACTTCTTCAAATTTAGGCTGCATTATACATAATGGGTTTGTTTTTATCAAATTGTCAAGCAAAATATATGCTTCTTCCTGTAAGCTAGATTCCTCTTCTTTAGATAAGACAATCAGTTCTGGTTCATTCATATACATCTATATGAATAATCTTTTATATAGTATCAATTTTTTCAGAATTTTTAATTGTTTTTGTTTTTGACGTACGTTTTTTAGGAGCTAAGGACTTTAGTGTTGATACTCTTCTATCATTTTTAAGAGTAAATCGTCTCGTGTTTTTATTAAACACTAGACTTTGAATGTTTACAATTTGTCCGCTGTCTATATTATAATCAACATCCTTTACCTTGTATAGCTTCTTTTTATTTAGATAAATCAACATTTCGGCATTCGTTTTCTCTATTTCAGTCTGTGTCAAAGTATGTTTTTCCTTTAAATTAAGGATATATTCTTTAATTTTTACATATTTTATGGTCTTATCCAATTTTGACCAAGACATTTTTTCATTTAATACTGTTTCCTGTTTTAATAACGAATTTATTTTTTCAGAATTGGTGTGCACGTTTGATTTAAATGAATTATTGTTATTATTATTATTTAAAAGCATCGTCTTATATTTTATATTTTTAAGTTCTGTACATTCTTCCTTCATTATATATATTAATACATTAAGTTTAATATATATTTTATAACTATATATGAAGAAAATAGTAATTATAAAAGAATTAAAACAAAAAAAAAATCAAAAAAAAAGCATTAATAAGGATCAGATAAGTATGATAAATCAATATTTTACAAACAGTTTAGATAAATTGGAAACTCAATCCATAGAACAAGAATTGCGAAAAAAACTATGTGGCTATAAACAACAGGATAAGCTTAAAAAAAAATATGATTCTGAAACATTTTTAAATTTAGACGAACTGGTGGATAAAATGGTGGCGAGCAAACTGGTATGTTTTTATTGCAAAATAAGGGTGAATATTTTTTATAATTTTGCAAGAGATCCACAACAATGGACCTTAGATCGTAAAGATAATAGTATCGGACACAGTTGTGAAAATACTATTATCTGCTGTTTAAAATGTAATCTCCAACGACGAACTCAAAATATGGATAAATTTTTATTTACTAAAAATTTACAAATAATTAAAACTGGATAATATGACAGAAAAATTATCCAATAATAATATATGGCCAAATTAAAATGGAGCTATGGCGAAACATATGAAAAATCTACTCTTGCAGACAAACCAGGACCTATTGAAAACACGCCTTCAGACAAACCAGGGGCTAAAAATCATAAGAATCTAGTCTTTGATCCTCGTGATTCCTATAACTATTTAGAATGTAAAAAAGAAAATTTAAATTCAAAAATTTCAGACCGCTATTTGGTTAAGAGAAGTTTTCAAAATCCATTTTTCTTAGAGCATAATTATGTTCAAGACATGGAAATTAGAAATGAGTTTTTAATCCCGAAGATATCTGAGCAAGAAAAAACTGCATAACCTGAGGCAAAAACACTTTTTAATTGACAGAACTCGTCGTCAGCCGACAATGTTCTGTAATGCGTAGTGTTTTTATCATTGCTGTTAACTTCTCCGGTGCGAGCTTTATCTTTGGGTTGTTCTTTGCCCATGTAAAAAGTTTACAGAGTTCATCAGAATAGTTGTGGTAGCCCCCATCACCCGTTGATGGAATGTCTCGGCGTGGAATGTTTTCTGCCCGTGGTCCTTTCCAACAAACCGCAATAATATGCCATCTGCGTCTCATAAGACTATTATTGTCCTCCCCTTGCACTTTTCCCCATTCGCTTCCACCAGGGTGGGGAGATTGGTATGAAGAACAGTTAGTTCCTTGCACTGCTGCTGTTACTATTGCTTTGGTCTCCCGAAATTTTCTGGTTAGTCCCGTTATCGGTCTACCGCCCTTTCTCTTTTTGTTTGGGCGACGAGCATTGCGACGTCTTGAACGACGTGGAATCCTCCCTCGGCGTTGACAATTACCTGTTCTTCTTGCTCTTCTTGTTCTTCTTGTTCTTCTGGTTTTTACCATTTGATTATATATATGATTGTTATAATAATTATAACTATGGCAATTCTATAGAAATATTGGCTAAATGATCAGCTCCCGCATTTCCTAATGAATGGATATCTGTTTTGCCTGTGTGTGCTTTAATATGTTTAAAAATTACGCGGTCCTCACCAAAATACAAGTCGTAAGCCTTGCGCACCAATTCCTTATTTGGGATGGTTTTTTTCCAGTTGGACAGTGACATTTTCTTGCCATAACTCGTTACACAACCAATAGCATATTTAGAATCGGAATAGAGCTCCACTTGCTTACCCTCACGCATGTGTTCTGCGATAAGAGCATGGGCTTCTATAATTGCGGATAATTCGGCAACGTTATTCGTTTGTTTTCCTCCTACTTTTTTTGAAACATTTCTGGGGTCATTTTTGCCAAAATAAATTCCTAAACCTGCTTTTGCATTAGGTCCACCATTATTAGAACATGCCCCGTCTGTATAAACATAAAGAAGGTTCTCGGTGGGCACAACCACGGCAGTTTCAACCTCGGCAGTTTCAACCACGGCAGTTTCAACCACGGCAGTTTCAACCTCATCCTCTAATGCAAGAAATTCCATACAATATGTGATAAATCCAAAATGTTGATATACATTTCCAGCACACTGTGTAACGAGATACATAAAATATTCGGGAGTGTTTATCCTAACATCCCTATAGGTTTTATCCTTATGTTTTCCAGTTGTGAAGATAGTGTTGTCCATTTGAAACATTATAATATATAATATATTTTTCAATTTTAATATATTATCTATTTCT